ATCATCTTCGACATCCACTCAGAACTACACTCGCTTCCCATGGCTAAGGCAGTTGGGGAGCAAGGATTTGGAATTTCTCAAGGACAAGGCGAAGAGTTTGGCTCCTTCCGACTTCCACACTTTAATCGTGGATCAGGCAGGCCCCGTGAAGCAGATACAGGATTCGCTCTTGGGCTTGGCTGGAATCAAGAAGGGCACGGCCCTGTACGATTCGCTGAACGTATACGCCAAATGGCATACGTTCTTCGGCAAGGGTTACCACGCCGTCGAGCAGGCTCAGTTGGAATACATCGAGCCCATACAAGCGTCCCTTCGAGAACACTCCATAGGTCAAGAAGAGTTCGGAGAATATTTATTGGCTCGAAGAGCTCCCAGCATGAACGCTCATCTGAAAAAGATTCATGACGAAGCGCTGGCCGAGCTCGACGCGGGTACCGACAAGTACAAGGCGTTGAAGAAGCAGGGAGCCAACACTTCCGGCATAACCGACGCCGAGGCAATCGCAACGGTTACCCGCATGGAATCGGATGCGAAGTTCCTAGGCTTTCTGAAGGACGCTCGCAATCCCTTGCAGTCGTACTACGACATGAATCTTGCGGCCTTGGACTTGAAGCAGGCTTCCGGTCTTCTTCGCAGCAGCAAGGAGATCAACGAACACACTGCCATGAAAAAAGCAGCCACCACTGAATGGGGCAAAGGCAAGTTCAAATCTCAAATAACTTCCAAGGACGGGTATTCTTACGCTCCCATGCAGGGATTCAAGGACGAGACCCAAAGACTTTACGAGCAGGAGGAGTTATGGGGGGTATACGGAAAAGCCAACAGTTCCACGGGCAAGGGTTTCGACCAGCCCAAGAGCAAGTTCATGCCGAAGGGTGCCGGAGGTCGTCAGAAGAATACACCCGGTCCCGACCCGCACATGACGCTCTCCGTATCCACTACTCAGTATTTCGACGCAGCCGTAAGAGCCAACAAGAACGAAGTGTCCCGAGCCTTCGGTGAGTTGTTCGAGAACTTCAGGGCGATAGCCTATCCCGACAGTCCGGGGTCCAAGGAGTTGCGTGAGAGCGAGCTGTTCCCCGAGGAGTTGAAGAACTTGTCGAAGGAAGAGAAGGATGCTTTGAGTGCCGAATTCCGCGAAGTGTTCGCCGAGAGCAATCCCGAGACCAAGGAAAGTTTTGAATACGACATCATCGAGGAGATGGACAAATCGGGCAAGACCACGAAGGCTCGATTGAGAGCCGTAAAACGGACGGTATCCACACAATTCCAAAACGATCCTTCCGTGTTCGTTTACCGTAAAGACGGTGAGGCTCACGCCATAAAGTTTCAGGGAATAGCGGGTGCTCGCGTAGCTAGGTCGCTAAAGAATTTACGATACGAATCCCTCCCCAGTATTTTGCAGGGAGCCAACAAGGTGACTCGCTTCATGGCGGGTATGTTCACTTCGATGAACCCTGCGTTCATAGCCCCCAACTTCTTTCGGGACATTGGAACCGCTCTGATTCATTTGACCGAGGACGACAAGAAGAAGATGGCGAAGGACGCCTTGAACTTCAAAAACGTCGGCGGTCACATGAAGGCGATATTCAAAGCCGAGCGTATGATCGCTCAGGGCAAGAATCCGTTGAACACGAAGGATCTGTCCATCGATAAAAAGACTGCTATGGAGTTGCTTTTGTCTGGTGACAAGGTGGCTCAATATCAATTCGCCAAGGCCGCAGGAGCCAAGATCGGATACTTCAGGCACAAGACGGTTCCGGAGTCCATAGATGATTTGATAAAAGCGACCACGAAAGCTCCGGGTGCCACTAAGCGTGGCTTTAAGGCTGCCTTGAATTTCGTGGACAACGCCAACACGGCTGTCGAAAACTCTATTCGTATGTCCGCGTTTTGGGCTGCGATCAAGAACGGTTACACCGTACAGGAAGCCGCTACCATTTCGAGGAACGTCACGGTGGACTTCAACCAGAAGGGTGAGCTTACTCAAACTTTCGGAGCGGCCTTCGTATTCTTCGGAGCTTCCGTAAACGCCGCTCACAGAATGGTTAAGTCCTTCAAGGCTCGATCCGGCAAGGATAAGGCGAAGCTAGCTGCCTCCGTAATTGGAGCTTCCTTCACCGTAGCGATGTTCAATCGCTTGATGGATGACGACGAAGACGAGGAGAAGCCTGATTACGATACGATATCATCTTACAAAAGAGACACCAATTTCATAGTCCCGATGCCCGCCGCTTTCCCTGGGAACGACGAGCGCGACACGGGGTACTTCAGCATCCCCTTACCGCTCGGGTACAATGCCTTATGGGCTGCGGGTCAGGTTATAGCCGATATGTTCATCGCTAAACCTATGGGTCGGGGAGGGGAGAACATGTTGGACGGGACAACCCGTTTGCTGGAAGCCGCAGTCACGGCGTTCAACCCGATGGGTTCAGGTTCCCTTATGACTATGCTTTCCCCGACGCTGGCCAAGCCCGGTGTGGAAATATGGGCGAACAAGAATTTCATGGGCAGACCCATCCGCTACGACGACATACCGTTCCAAGCTCCCGAGCCCGGCCACATGCAGGATCCGAAGAGCACTCCGGAACACTGGAAGAATCTGTCGAAAAGTATAAACGAATTCATGGGTGGCAACGACCAGCGCAAGGGGACGGTTCAAGGCATATTCGGATTCGATCCCGCCGACGTAACGGGCTTCGAGGCCAATATGTCGGGCAACCAGATGAGGCATTTCGTAATGGGCTATCTCGGAGGCCCCGGACAGATCGCCGATTGGGTTTTCGGGGGTCTGGTAAAAAGCGCCAAGGGCGAGGCATTCGAGACAGATGTCGGACGGATTCCCTTAATGAACCGCTTTATGCGAGGCTCGACATACGGAGCATCGACCAGAGACGATTACTACACGATTCGGGAAGCTGTCAAGGAGGCGGAAGCCGTAGTCAAGGGAGCCGCAGGTGGAGGCAGTTCAGCCGTAACAGCCGCGAAGAAAGAAAACAAAAAGCTGCTATCCATGTCCGAGCTCATAAAAGCGGTGGACGCGAACAAGAAGAAGTTCCGTGAAAGGAAGCTTGAGATCGAGAACTCCAAAAGCATCAGCGAAGAGGAGAAGACACAACGGGTAGACGATCTGGAGCGTAAGGAGTTAAAGTTATTTACCAATGCGGTAATACGGGCACAAAACCTCGGCATTAACATATGAAGGAATCCAACCTAAAGTTAAACGAAAAGCAGGAAGAGGACTTGGTAAAGTACGTTCTTGAGCGGGTAGACCAGCTCAAGGAAGACAACCGTGAACGCATAGAGATGGATAGAATCTCGTGGAAGACTTACAACAACGATCGCGACGATCGACTGTCTCCCGATTCGATATTCGAAAAGTCCAATCTCAGCGTTCCCATGACCTCGCTGATCGTGGATCACTTCATGGCTCGAGCCGAGGATGAGATCACGGGCACCAGCCCCTATTTCAAATTCGACGCTCAAGGAGCAGGCGACATCGACATGGCTGAAGCCTTCGATAAATATTTCAACTGGAAACTGGAGGATAGGGGAGAGACACGCGAAAGATTGGAAGAGGCGTACCTCCACGTATTCGTTCAGCGAGCCGTGGTATTGAAAGCGGTTTACGAGGAAGACGTCTCCGTATGGTACGACCACGAGCGTAACGCTTTATTCAATCACGAGACTCAAGATTTCGAGGATATGCCTGACCAAGGACCGATCTTGGAAGGTGAAGCACAGTTCCTACCCGAGCCAAACCCAATGACCGGGGAGACGGAGCTTCGACTATCGACCGACCCCACATTCCAAATGCTTCCGGGAGTTCACGAATTCCAACCGTTTCCGGACGGGGTCCCAACTCAACAGGTGAAGTACAAAGGTCCAAGGTCGGAGGTCGTGGACAGCGATCGTTTCTTATGTCCCACCAGTGCCGAGTCCGTGGACAAGGCCGACATCTTGGTGGAGTTGTACGACAAGGATTTGAACTGGGTTCGAGAATTGTTCTACGATCGCGAGTGGTTGAGCTTCGGTGATTACGCCGAGCAGATCAAACGTGACGCCAATCCTCGCAGTGAGATCGACAAGAACAAGGACAGTCGAGAGGATTTGACTTTTGATTCCGACAAGAACCCCAGCGTACCCGTACTTGAATGTTGGGTGAAGCGTGACGTTCTCGGAACGGGACACCCACAAGAGTTCTGCATCTTCATAG